ACACGCCCTTCGTTCTGCCAGAGCCTGAGCCATTTGAAAATAACATTATCATTGACGCCATTTTCACGTGCAATCTGTGCAACACAAGCTCCAGGTTGTGATGCCAGTTCCACCATACGAAGTTTGAATTCATTCGAATAGTTTTTACGAGGTTCTTTTCGCCAGTCCTGTAATTCCATACTTAGATGTCCGTCTATATCAGATGGGCGTCTAAGTTACCAATTCTCGTCTGATGGCTACATACGGCGGTCAGTTTACGCTTACGTTCAGTTGACACTGGTATTACTTTGTTTTCCTGTGCTGCACATTTAGCTTCAAGCGCATCGAATTTACGCACCAGGTATTCAGCATCTGTTTCATTTACTTTCAGATCTCGCGGTACACATCTCCCACGAAGAAACCCTTCCATTTCGAAAACATTCATGCGCATTTGCGTAACTCCGATAACTCGTTAAAGCGTTCCATAAACATCCCGTAGGCATGGCCCGGTGCCAGTGGAATCACGTTGAACATCTCTGTTGCCGGGATACCTTCCAGTACAGGCCAGAAAGAGCCATCATCAAGCCCGAGATCGCGGCGTTCGGTTGCCAGCATGATGAGATCGGCATATTTCACGGGCGTACTCATAACTGGGGGTAACCCGTATTTCTCACGGATTACGGCGTCTATTTTTTCTTCCATTTGTTTATAGTCAGGAAGAAGGCGTTTCAGTGGTGCGGGAATGTCCTGGCAATACGCTTCTGTTGCATCATGCATTAACGCTTCAAAAGCAAATTCCTGCGGCACCAGCTGGCTGCAAAGAACCGCATGTTGGGCGACGCTGTAGAAGTGCGAAAGATGACCGGCAAAGCGACAGATATTTGAAAGGGAAACCGCGATATCGTTAATATCGATGTCGTCTTTATTTATCCTGTCATAATAAAAATGCTTCCCGGAAAAAGTTTTAATAAATGACATTTTGTTCTCCACGTATATGCGCTGCACCGCGCTGAATTCTGGTAAAAAGAATCCCTCACCATCCGGCGATTATTGAGTAAATTACGTTTCCATAAATGCCCCCGCAGGGACATTTGCAGTAATGAAATCAGGCGGTGAAAGTGCCAATAAAGGTTTCTACTTTGCTGTCCTTGAATTTCTCAACAAGCAGATCACGAAATTCGTTAGCCATTTCTTCCTGCACCGCCTCCAGCTGAATAATGCGCAGAACCAGTACAGGACGATCGCCAGTGATAATACTGAGGCGTAATTTAAACGGACGTTCTTTCAGACCTTCAAACGGAACGCATTTAAATTCAAATGCCACTGGCATAATGTCTTTGGTTTTCGCTTCGACAGACTCCATCAGAGAGCGTTTGCCGCTGAAGTCATTGTCTTCAAAATCAGCGGTCTGGTTTGCTTCAATCGTGATTTTACGGACAGCCGCAGCCGCTTTTGTTGCCTGAATAGCGTCACCATTAGCATCAAAGCCCACAAGGTAGTCGGCCCAGTCTTCAATCCATTCTGCTAGTGACTTCTGGGAGTTACGCTCGCCGTTAACAGACAACAGAGCAGAGAACGGTGCTGTCTTTTTCAGTTTGAGTGTGGCGGTGTTATCTGCGTGACCTGGTTCATCAATAGTACCTAGGTTAAGCACACTGACGGCACGCATATTATCAGCATCGATAAAGCAGCGGGTGCCTTCATCTGCAAGATCTTTAGAATAACGGGTAAAATCATCGATGCTGGCAGTGGAAAGCGCACCACGGAAACGGAAGCGATTTAAATTAAATTTTTCCAGATCATGAATGCGGAAATTCTCAGGCAATGCCACAGCATCGGCACCAATCTTACTGATAATTTCATTAACACCCTGAGCAGAAATAAGGGCATGGATTTGATTAATTGCGGTTGCGTCTAAGTTCTGAGACATAATAAGTCCTCACTATATAAAGATATTCAGTGATGAGATAAATAATCAGTTAATTAAAAACGATATTAACGACCTGCTGCGCGGAGTTTTCCGTCAGGTTCACCGGCAAGAGTCAGCAACTGTCCCTGGTCTTCCTGCAGAATAGTCAGGCGACCACCGCGATTGACATACATCGGCGTTTCGGTGGTGTCTTCTTCGGAAATTTTCCCGCGGTTAGTCGGGCGAACATATGAGAGTTTGTGTTTGATTTTCACTCGGTTCTCATCAAACGGTTCGATTTCTAGGTTGAGCGAGACCTTACCTTTGGTTTTCGTGTTCATCACACCGGAAGCGACTTCACTGAGAACTGCGCCGATTTTGGTTTCAAATACGCCGCCGTCCAGCTCCCCGATAAATGCCTGCACATCAGTACTGCGTTCGCTAGCCATTTTGCTGCTCCTCATCATATCGACCCTGCAAGGTCGGTTAGTTTCTCCACAAAACAGAGAAGAACACCTGCGGTGACTGCCGCCCGGATGGATTGGGTTATGAGCCCGTCGTCCGGTGATGCTCTTCTCTGTTTTGTAAAAAGGACGGTACCAGCCGGAAGCAAGGGTACAAGCTGGTACCGCCAAGACTACACACAGCATAAAGTTGTGGTGCCGGGTGCCTCCCGGTGCCTGGCGAAGGTTGCACACCAGGCGGGTGGGTATCCACAGAAGGTCGACTGTCAGCCTCAACCTTAACCCGCGTGCGCTGAGCCGCATTCACCACAACGCTAAGGATTCTCTCTGGTTGAAAATACTTAGCTGTTATGTGCCTGCTTTTAGCCACATCAGGCGAGGTGGACCTAGTTATTCCCCAACAACAAGGATTCGGTTAATCTGGATATCCCCAACAACAATAAGAGTATTCAATGTGATCGCTGAATTAACGGCAGCAATGACGGCTATTCGTGAAATCGCCCAGATTGCAAAACTAATGAACGAGGCAAAAACTCAAGCTGAAGTAAATGCGGCTATTGGTGAGCTGAACTCAAAGCTTGCGTCTATTCAGCGCGAATGCGTGTCTCTCGTTGAACTGCTGGGCTCTTATCAAGAAATAAATGCTTCTCTCAAAGCTAAAATTGCAGAATTCGAAAACTTTGAGGCTCAGACGGAAGGCTATATCCTTAACCAACTTGAGTCGGGTACTTTTGTATACTCGAAGGAGGTAATCGTGAACGGTGACAGCATAACCATGCATCTTTGCCCAAAATGTTTTGGACAAAAGATAGTATCGATACTTCAACCATTCCCGGTTAGCGAAGATGAGCTTTTTCATAAAAGCAGGTGCCTCCACTGTGAAAATAAGTTTCTGATGAATAAAAATCCAGATTACGTATCGCCTCCATCCATTGAGGAGTTGGCCAGAAAACTTAACGGCAATCTGTAGATTGCTACTGTTGTGGATATCCAGATTGTTAAAGAGCGAAGCGTCCTGTAGGGCGCTTTTTTGTTGCTAACGAATCATCCTGGACTTCATATGCCCCAGGCGGCTACTTCGTGGGCGTCCTGCCTGTTCGTTATCTTTGATATAAAATCTAACTTAACTTAGCTATTATGGCAAGAGAAAACACCAAACTTTTCTTAGTTCGGTGCCTTAGTTAGAGAAGAGAGGTCTTAGAGTTCGTATTGAACTCCTTTGACTACACCAATGATAAGGCAATTACCATTGATAGGGATGTTGGGATACCGAGGATTTAATGGCACTAAAAACTTTTGAGGGCCATCGATGACTAATTTTTTTACTGTAGCTTCGTTTGTTCCATCAAGTCGAGCGATGACTATTTTTCCATGACGAGGTTCTGCATCTGGATCTACAATCACTGTTGCGCCTTCTGGTATTGTTGGGAGGCCATTAGGGTTAGTCATGGAGTCACCTTTAACCTCTAATGCAAATGAGTTATCACCAACCTTTAATGATGTATCTACCCACTTGTCCACTTCACTAAACACTTCTGCTGCCCTGCACTCAGTAAACTGCCCAGCCTGAACCCACGATATTACAGGAACTCTGCGCATGTTTGTGACGAGTTTGCCTTCAAACTCAGCACCATAAAGAATGTAATCTATTGACGTATTGAAGAACTTCGCTAATTTCGAAAGTGCCTCCCCACCAGGGGTATTGATGTCTTTCTCCCAGTACCCCACAGCAACGTCGCTTACTCCACAAAATTTACCCAATTCTTTCTGGGACGTTCTGGTAACTCTTCTCAGAGCTTTTATACGCTGACCAACCGTTTCCATAGGAGCACCATTTCTTTAATTGCTAAGTAATCTTAGTTTTTATTGACCAAAGATAGATTTGTAATTAGCATCTAACAAAACTTAGTTTGGAGAGCGTATGACAACTGACGATATCGAAAGCTACTTCGGCAGTATTGAGAAAGTTGCTGCTTTTTTCGGCATAACAACTGAAGCCGTTTATCAGTGGCGAAACCGTCCGGGCCAGTTAATTCCAAAAGGACGTGCAGCAGAAGCTGCATATAGAACTTGCGGACGGTTGCCATTTAAACCTGAGCTTTATGAAAAATCTAATGGATAAATCGATTAACAGAAACCACAGAACGATGAGGCTAACCGTGGGTAAGCATCACTGGAAAGTAGAAAAACAGCCTGAGTGGTACGTGAAAGCTGTCAGAAAAACTATCGCAGCGTTGCCGGGTGGTTACGCTGAAGCTGCTGACTGGCTGGATGTAACAGAGAACGCATTATTTAACCGCCTTCGTGCCGATGGCGATCAGATTTTCCCGCTGGGATGGGCAATGATTTTGCAACGTGCTGGTGGAACTCACTTCATTGCTGACGCTGTGGCGCAGTCTGCAAATGGCGTCTTTGTGTCTCTTCCTGATGTCGAGGATGTGGACAACGCCGATATCAACCAACGCCTGCTGGAAGTCATTGAACAGATCGGCAGTTATTCAAAACAGATTCGTTCAGCAATTGAAGACGGTGTAGTGGAACCGCATGAGAAGACAGCAATTAACGATGAGCTGTACCTCTCAATTTCGAAGCTGCAGGAGCATGCAGCACTGGTCTACAAAATCTTTTGCGTTTCAGAAAGTAGTGACGCCCGCGAGTGTGCAGCTCCGGGCGCCGTGGCGTGTCGTGACTGTGGAGAAACTAACGCATGAACAGTTTAACAACACACTACCGTCGCTCGCAACTGATTGCGCTTCCTGTACCGGGTGGAAAAGCGAAGGTGGAGTATTGCTATGCAGTAAATGTACCAGGTGACAGGGAAATTGTAACCCACAGCTTTGCAGAGTGGGCTGTGGGTGATTTCAACCGGCAGAAGGAGACAGTCCTTTGCGACAAGTTAACCGCTGGTTCAAAGATCACTACGGAGTGCCCGTCAGAGTCATTCGTTGGGAGCCGGAAACACAACGTGTTATCTACCTCCGCGAAGGCTATGAGCATGAGTGCTTCAGCCCGCTCGAACAGTTTCGTCGTAAATTCAGGGAAATAGAGGTCGGTCATGAGCACTAAATTAACCGGCTATGTATGGGATGGTTGCGCTGCATCAGGCATGAAATTATCCAGCGTGGCAATTATGGCCCGCCTGGCTGATTTCAGTAATGACGAAGGTGTGTGCTGGCCATCAATTGAAACCATTGCCCGCCAGATTGGCGCGGGGATGAGTACCGTCAGAACGGCTATCGCACGGCTGGAAGCAGAAGGCTGGTTAACGCGTAGGGCGCGTCGCCAGGGTAACCGCAATGCGTCGAATGTTTATCAGCTTAACGTTGCGAAGCTTCAGGCAGCGGCATTTTCTCAACTGTCAGATTCTGACCCGTCAAAATCTGACGCATCAAAATCTGACGCATCAAAATCTGACCCGTCAAAATTTGATGCGTCGAAATCTGGCAAAAAAGCGGGTTTTCACCCGTCAGAATCTGGTGGGGATCCGTCAGTAAAATCAAAACATGATCCGTCAGATAAAAAAACTTCTCGTCCGGACGCTTCGCAACCGGACACGCAGACGGCTGAACAGGATTTTTTAACTCGCCATCCTGATGCGGTTGTATTCAGCCCTAAAAAGCGCCAGTGGGGGACGCAGGATGATTTGACCTGCGCACAGTGGCTCTGGAAAAAAATCATCGCCCTGTACGAGCATGCCGCCGAATGTGACGGCGAGGTGGTTCGTCCCAAAGAACCGAACTGGACAGCCTGGGCAAACGAAATTCGCCTGATGTGTGTGCAGGATGGTCGTACTCATAAACAAATCTGCGAGATGTACAGCCGCGTCAGTCGCGATCCGTTCTGGTGCCGTAACGTGCTCAGCCCGTCGAAGCTGCGGGAAAAATGGGATGAGCTTTCCCTGCGCTTATCGCCGTCCGTCAGCACGTACACCGAAAAACGCGAAGACCCGTACTTCAAAGCCAGTTACGACAACGTGGACTACAGCCAGATCCCGGCAGGATTCAGGGGGTGATCATGAGTCTTTTGAATGACGTTCAGAAATTCATTGAAGCCCATCCGGGGTGTACTTCCGGAGACATTGCGGATGCTTTTGCAGGTTACTCACGACAGCGCGTTCTGCAGTCAGCAAGCAAGTTACGTCAGAGTGGGCGTGTGGCTCACCGTTGTGAAGGGGATACACGCAGACATTTCCCGCGGCTGACTGAGATACCGCAGGAGCCGGAACCGCAACCAGTTCGTGAATCCAGACCTGTGCGCAATTTCTATGTCGGCACTAACGATCCCCGGGTGATTTTGTGCCTGACCCGCCAGGCGGAAGAACTGGAGTCCAGGGGCTTATACCGTCGTGCTGCAACGGTGTGGATGGCGGCATTCCGTGAAAGCCACTCCCAGCAAGAGCGAAACAATTTTCTTGCGCGTCGTGAGCGGTGTTTACGGAAAAGCAGCAAGCGCGCTGTATCGGGTGAAGAGTGGTATCTGTCAGGGAATTACGTGGGGGCTTAATGACGACGTTAACTCAATGCCAGCAGCAGGTGCTGGATATGCTGATTTCTTATCAGAAAGAACGTGGCTTCCCGCCAACCAATCAGGAGGTGGCAACCATGCTGGGATACCGTTCAGTGAATGCAGCGGTGGAGCATCTTCGCGCACTGGAGAAAAAAGGCGTCATCACGATAAAGCGTGGCGTGGCCCGGGGCATCACGCTTCATACCGCGGTGAAGGACGACGACAGCGAGGCGGCCGGGATTATCCGCGCACTGCTTGCTGGTGAGGAAAACGCCAGGCTGCGTGCAGCCCACTGGTTACATGAGAGGGGCCTGAAAGTATGAAGCTGATCCTGCCTTTTCCGCCCAGCGTGAACACGCACTGGCGACACCCCAACAAAGGGGCGTTTGCTGGTAAGAGCCTGATAAGCGCGGCGGGGCGAAAATTCCAGAGCGCGGCGTGCGCAGCAATAGTTGAGCAGTTACGTCGTCTGCCAAAACCAACGTCGGCACCTGCTTCAGTGGAGATCGTGTTGTTTCCTCCGGATAACCGGATCCGCGATCTGGACAACTATAACAAGGCGCTGTTTGACGCCCTGACCCACGCGGGTGTGTGGGAAGACGACAGTCAGGTGAAAAGAATGCTGGTGGAGTGGGGACCGGTTATCCCGGAAGGGAAGGTCGAGATCACTATCAGTAAGTACGAGAAACCGGCGGGTGCAGCCGCCTGATTAAGAGGAGAAACGAAGTATGAATAATCTGATGGTTATTGATGGTATTGAAGTTCGTCGTGATGCTTATGGGCGTTACAGCCTGAACGATCTGCACAGGGCTGCCGGTTCTCTGGATAAACATAAGCCTGCATTCTGGCTCCGCAATGAGCAAACTGAACGTTTAATAAGCGAGTTGCAGATTTGCAACTCGGTCAATATAGAGCCAGTTAACGTTATTCGTGGAGGAAATAACCAGGGGACGTATGTCTGCAAAGAACTGGTGTATGCCTATGCAATGTGGATCAGCCCGTCATTCCATCTGAAGGTGATCCGTACTTTCGATATGGTAACCAGCACACCGGAAAAATTATCCGGGCAGGCTGCTGACAAGATGCAGGCTGGCGTGATCCTGCTGGACTTTATGCGCCGGGAGTTAAACCTGTCTAACTCTTCAGTGCTTGGTGCCTGTCAGAAACTCCAGGAGGCTGTTGGCTTACCGAATCTGGCACCGCGCTATGCCATTGATGCTCCTGCTGACGCGCCTGATGGCTCAAGCCGCCCCACGCTGTCACTGAGTGCACTGCTGAAGCAGTATGGTATCCGCCTGACAGCTAATCAGGCATATCACCAGATGGTGAAGCTGGGGATCGTCGAGCAGCGCGAACGATACAGCCGTACCGCGATTAACAACATCAAAAAATTCTGGTCACTGACAGCGAAAGGCTGCATGTTCGGCAAGAACATCACCAGTCCCGCAAATCCGCGCGAGACGCAGCCGCATTTCTTCGAATCCCGATTCCCTGAGCTGTTAAAGCTGCTCGATACCGTTCATTGAGGTGACCGTGAGAGCGCTACTGACCCCTGAAATTGCCCCGCGTATGGGGATCGTATTGTTCAGGCCAGGTTCAGAGCTGATGCCCCTGTTTATGCAGGGCCGTGTTCTGCTGGAGCCTGAGCCGGAGCGTTATTCATCTTTCGCCAGTGGTGCCGTTCCTGCGGCATCACAACCGCTGGCGGATGATCCTGCCGTTCTGGCCGTGTTCCGTAATGAGGCAGTGATTCGTCGTGCTGGTGGGGTGGAATGTCTTGAAAGCTGGTTACTTCGTGAAAAAGGCTGCCAGTGGCCTCATTCCGACTGGCACAGCGAGAACATGACCACAATGCGACACGCGCCGGGCGCAATCCGTCTGTGCTGGCACTGCGATAACCAGCTTCGCGATCAGTTCACGGAACGGCTGGAATCAATGGCAACGGATAACTGTGCCCGCTGGGTGTTGTCTGTTGTGCGTCGGGATCTCGGTTTTGATGATAGTCACGTTGTGACAATGCCGGAACTGTGCTGGTGGCTGATTCGTAATGATCTGGCAGATGCCTTACCGGAAAGTGCAGCCCGTAAGGCACTGAGATTACCGAAGCCTGTTGTGCCGTCTGTCACCCGGGAAAGTGACCTTGTGCCTTCGGTTCCTGCCACCAGCATCATCCAGGATAAGGCGAAAAAGGTGCTGGCGCTGAAAGTGGATCCGGAGTCGCCGGAGTCTTTTATGTTACGCCCAAAACGCCGCCGCTGGGTTAATGAAAAGTACACGCGCTGGGTTAAGACACAGCCGTGTGCATGTTGTGGAAAGCCTGCTGATGATCCCCACCACCTGATAGGTCACGGTCAGGGTGGAATGGGTACAAAAGCGCATGACCTCTTTGTGTTGCCTTTGTGCAGAAAGCATCACGACGAGCTGCATGCGGATACCGTGGCATTTGAAGAGAAGTATGGCTCCCAACTGGAGCTGATATTTCGTTTTATCGATCGCGCGCTGGCGATTGGTGTGTTGGCCTGATTTGGTGGAGAAAGTTGATGCGTGATATTCAGATGGTTCTGGAGCGTTGGGGAGCATGGGCGGCGAGTGATAGTTCTGGAGTAGACTATTCGCCTATAGCTGCTGGGTTTAAGGGGCTTCTTCCCTACACAAGCAAAACACGTCAGGCTTGTTCAGATAGTGATGCATTAATTATTGAAGGTTGTCTTGCTCGTCTAAAGCAAAAAAAGCCAGATGAGCACTCGCTGCTTGTGGCACATTATTTATACAGAATATCCAAGCGTAAGATTGCAAAGGTGCGTGGAAAGGATGAAAAATTGGTACGCATAGAAATACAACTAGCCGAAGGATTTATTGATGGTTGCCTTTCAATGTTGGATGTTAACCTTGAAATGGACGCTTAGGGTTGCACAGGTTGGCCCCATATGAGGCCAACCTGTCACAAGTGGGGGAAGATTTTTCGTAACACTAACCAACACCTTCCGAAGGTATATAGCGAAATTATAAGGGAGGATAAGCCTAACAGTATGAATAGGAAATCAATAGGTTTGCCCGCAACAATAACATCATCTGGTAGAAACATCGCTATCAATGGAAATATACATGCGACGATGAGAGTTAACCCTGTTGAAAGTAATCGATTTACCAGAGTTGGTAACACGTTGTTTTGCTTAAGGGCATTAATTGCTCCTTCCTTATCGCTGTTTGCACTACTAAATATAGATATTGCAGCCAGAACAAAACCAAACAGGATGCCTGATATAGTCGAGAGCACCCCCGCTGTTGTGAGTACGTCAGCATGCTTCATCGGTTTAAACAGTTTTGTCGCTGCATAGGTCAACAGAATCCAGAGGACGCATTTCCAGAGAAAAGTGGCTAATTCTCTCATTGTGTCCTCCATGCTTGGTTATTAGTCTCTGCTAGCGAGCTCATACTGTGCAAGATAGTTCGCGTTATCAATTTTAGCAGATATCATCGCCGTTCTGATATCAGAATCGGATGGATAACCGCTTTTGACAATGATTGTCTTTGTACTGACCAATACTTGGTCAAGTAGACTTTTGGGCGTTCTATTGGATGGCTCTGTTACATCAATTTTTTTAATTTTTAGACCTCCAGAACCTTTTGGAAAAAGTTCAAGTAGTTCCTTAATAGCATCGGTGACAGAAGTTTTTAGATAGTTAAAACCTTGTTTTTTCGGGCGAATCCGACCTCGCATATTTAATCTTAGATGCGACCCGCCCATACCAACAACCATGTCAATAATTTCATTAGCTAAAGGGTTTTTAATCTTATAATTAGCTTTGTTAAAGTTTCTTGGAGCAGCAACTATAAGATCGAAACTACGTAGGATATTTCCGTCCTCAAGCAGTTCCTTCATGCTCTCTTGTTTCCAAATGGCTTCAAAAGTGACGCTTTTTAAATCAGTTTTGTTATACAAAATGAATGCCAGATCATTTACTTTGGGCCCTATATGGTTGAGGGTCATAGCTAATAAATCCGTTTCGTAGTAATAGATAAAATATGTTCTTTCAACTACAGAATCTTTATCATTTAAAGGAATTGTTCTCTCACTACCTGTAGCATCCTCGATGAACGGTAGTAGGCATTCCCTTCTCCACGATACGTAACCAAAGTAACATTGCAGTGTGGTATCTTTTTGAAGAATAACTAACTTTAACCCTCGATTTGGGGTGTCTGTTGTGTAAGTTATTGGAAAAGTTACAGTATCTGCTGTGGTCATTTGCTCAAAGGCTAGTTTTGCAGCAGATGTGCCATCTTTTTTGCTTCCATTACCAGTGAAAAAACCAACTCTCACTCGCCTAGTTTTATTCTTATTTTCTGTACTCATTATCGATCCGAAATAATTTTAGCAACCGTGTGAAAAATACAACAAAAAAAAGAGGAAATCATTAGCGCGGTCCGCAAAAAACATTGTAATCTGTTAAGAGTGGTTACTTCGCCACACAACTTAAACCCGCCGCTGAGCGGTTTTTTTGTACCTGTAAACCTGGTGCAGTACAGTAAACACGCTGGTGGTCGTGAATACTGGCTTTTTATCTTGCTGGCTTTTTAGACAAGAGTTATTGGTATGTCATGTTAACCAGAAGGGAAAAAACATGCTAAAACAGCAAGATATGACAGAAACCGCCGCCGCAGTCCTTCATTTCTTACCTGCTGACAAGTGGGTAACGCCACGCATGATGACGAGAACTACCGGAGTAAGCGAAGCCCGGTGCCAGTTAATACTGACTCAGTTAGTTCTGGCGGGTCTGGCGAAGGATAACGGCGGGTACGGGAATAAATTCAGACGCTGCCAGTAATGGCGGTTTCCTGCTGTGAAAATGGGCGGCTGGTGGGTGTTGGTAGCACCTGCCAGCCATTCGCTCATGC